ATGCAAAGAATTTGGGAAGTTGCTCCGCATCTAAAGGCGCAGGCAATTCAACATGGTTGCAGATTTACACACCACACTTCAATCGCGCCAACCGGCACCATTTCGTTGTCAGTCAATAACAACGCAAGCAATGGAATTGAACCTTCTTTCTCATTGAAGTATACTAGAAACGTCATCGAGCAAGGTAAGAAAACAAAGAGAGCGGTTGATGTTTATAGCTACGAGCTTTTGTTGTATAAACACATTACAGGCTCTGACGAAGCGCCAGATTACTTCAGCACCTCGGACACCGTAAAAACCTACGAACACGTTGACATTCAGGCAGCAGCACAATACTGGTGTGATAGCAGCATTAGCAAGACAATCAACGTTCCCTCCGACATTCCGTTCGAAGAGTTCAAAGAAGTTTACATTTATGCTTATGAAAAGGGATTGAAGGGTGCCACAACATTCAGGTTTAACCCTGCTGCATTCCAAGGCGTACTTGTAAAGGAAGATGACTTGGCTAAGACCGAGTATGTTTTCCGGTTGGAAGATGGCTCAGAAGTTGTGGCTAAGGGTAACGATTCAATCGTTTATGACGGAGAGGAACACACAGCAGCGAACTTGTTCGATGCGATTAAGGAAGGCTACTATGGCAAGTTTTAATATTACCAAAAAGATTGTTTCGGTTCATCTAGGAGAGGGCGAAAAGCCCTCTTCAAAGGACTTTGACGGAGTTATCGTAACCGATGTCAAGCTACCAACGGACGCCCAAGCAAGACTGAAAACATTGAAGGCGGAAGGTAAAAAGTGGTATCTTACTGTCGCTTATCATCCAGATTCAGAATTGACCCTTTGCGATGTTTTGTCACACTAACCACAAAGAAAAAGGGAGACGCAAACTTCTGACGCTGTTACAAGGCTAGTTGCACTGGCTAGGTCAAGTGGAATCTTGGAAGAACACGTCAAGGGGCTTGAAGATAAGATTGACCAAGACAACAACGTGTCGAAGCTTACCCGAGTAATCAGCATGCTTCTTCGCCACCGAGTCAAGATCGCACACATTGTAAGAGAGCTTGACAAAATGGAAGACATCTATGTTGGATCGTTCTTGTTTCAAATCAAGAAGTTTCTATCACAATACATCAAGGACGGCGAAGCTGTAGAGGGCGCGAAGTGTTCTGAATGTGGCAGCACAAACGTTGTATTCTCTGAGGGATGCAATCGATGTAATGACTGTGGGAGTAGTCGCTGTGGGTGAATGTTCCCGCCAGTTCACTAAAACAAAATTCATCCCAGAAATCGGTAGGAAATTTGGCAGATGGACTGTTGTGGGTGCGGAAGTAAAGAAAGGCTCGTTTAACTCTAAGAGTGAAAGTAGAAGCGCATATTGGCTAGTTAAATGTGAGTGCGGACAAGTATCTTGGAGGGGTGCTGCTGCACTCCTTAAAGGAACTACTAACGGCTGCAAGTCTTGTTGCAGAAACACAAACGGGGAGAATAGCAGAATATTGAGTTTTCTTAGAAAAATTAGATACCAAGCTGCTGATAGAGGGATTGTATTCGAAGAAGATGTTGACTGTGCGTTCATAGAAGATTTATTTAATAAACAAAATAGAAAATGCGCAATTTCTGGAGTTCCAATATCATTTTTAGATAAATGGGTGGACAAGAAGGGGTTTACTTGCTCTTTAGACCGCAAAGACAGTTCTAAGCCATATTCAAGAGAAAATGTACATCTGGTACATAAAACTGTTAATATGATGAAATGGACTCTCTCTGTAGAAGAGTTCTTGTGGTGGGCAAAAGCTATACATGAAAACAACTTGGAATTTTCTGGGAGATTTGACGATGCCCACACTTCGTGAACTAGACCAATGCTACATGGCAGTCGCCCTCGGCCACGCCAAGCTAAGCAAAGCCAAGCGGAAGCAGGTTGGGGCTTGTTTGGTGACTTCAAGTGGCATTATAATCCCCGGTTACAACGGAACTCCGAGCGGGAGTTCCAATGAATGCGAAGAGTTGGTCAACGGGGTTCTTACAACAAAACCTGAAGTTATACATGCGGAACTCAACTGTATCTTGAAGGCTGCGCGAGAAGGTGTTAGTGTTGTTGGCAGTAGGCTATATGTTACACTATCGCCATGTAAGCCATGTGCAGCAATGATCGTGCAGGCAGGAGTGAAAGAGGTAGTCTATCTTCAAAACTATAGGTGCACAGGTGGATTGTCCCTGCTTGTTGACGCGGGAGTTGAAGTCAGACAGATTGTTTGAAAATTCTCAAAAGGGGCTTGACGGCCCCTTTTTCTTTTGGTACAATCCTCTCCATCAACTGGAGAAACGACATGGCAGAAAAGACGAAGGTTCCTCACCAAGTTATCAGCCTCATCAAGCGAGTCGCAAAGCATCAGCAGTTTTCTGCCGCGAAGCTGGCCGAGGATGCATACACCAGATTTTTCAACAAACTGGTTGAATTTGAAGATTTTCGTCTGGAAGAAAACAAAGTTTTGGCATGGGAGGCAGCAATTGCTGAAGTGAAGAGCGCATACAATGTTAGATGAAATTAAGATGAGCAAATACCATGAAGACTGAAGAACTAATCTATAACGCGATGTGCAAAGCTTTTAAGCTAGGCCAAAGGAATCGGGAACTGGCTTCTTCAGAAGACTTTACTTGGAAAAAGGCAGACGAACTCATAGACGAGTTCATTAAGCTTGCAGAAAACACAAAAAAACTGGTTAGCCCCAGAGAAGAAAAACAAGAACCGCAGATTACTTTGTCTGGTCGAAAGTTTTCTCTTTCGAAAACCGGAGACTTCATCCAAGACGAAAAGTTTGACTTCGACGCTGGCTTTAAGCTTAGCGGAGATTTCGTGTCCGAAGAACAACAGCGAGCATACGCCAAGATGATTGTCGATGCTCTAAACGAAGCTGCCAAGGGGGCCACAAAATGAAAGTAGTTGTCAATAAAGAAGATGGTTTTAAGCCTGTCACATTCAACATCACCTGCGAAACTCCAGAAGAGTTGTTTGCTCTTTGGTACAGGTTTAACATCCATTACAATAAGGTGATTTCTAATTCTAAATTTTCCACCACAAGGCAGGGAAGGGTTCCAACCGGAATTGTAGATGACCGCACCCCTAATACCTACCCCGTCTTTGATGCCATCGATGAAGTTGTTTGTGAATATTTGGAAAGTCTTGAGGATAATTGAACTATGGAAAATCAATCAAACAATATCAAAAAAGAAATCGTGCAGACTGCTCTCAATCTGTTAGAATACGATGATACATTTCCCCAAGTTGGTATGGGGATGAACTATCGAACCGCCGTGTTTGAGGCGGTGGGAGTCGTTAAGTCCGAGGCTCTAAAATACGGCTTGACACTTGAAGTAGATTCTACTATAATTGACTCTGTTGTTAACGAAGTAGCTGAACAACGATCATACAGAATTCGATAATAAACGCACAGGAGCAGTCATGGACGCCAAGATGAGCCACGCACAAGTCAAGCGAGAAGTAATCGAAGACTTGATCAAAGTTTTTGAGGCTTCTGGGGTTGAATACACTTGCAGGGCAGTTTTCGTTTCTGTGGTTCGCCCAAAGGCAAACTACTATGCCCACACCCTGTGGGCTGCTGGCTACACATTCAGCAAGTCCAGTTATTTTCCCGTAAACGGGGCACGAGACAACTTTGCGAGTTGGGCGGCGAACGAATACCAAGAGAGGCACTTTAAATGAACGCGAACTTTGAAATGAACGAAGAAAAGTTTGAACTCATTGAAGCTTTGGCCGAGATTATAAATTTTGGTGACGGCAAATTTTGTCGCACCCGGTCTTTATATTGTGGTGTAGAAGGTGCTCTGTGGAACTATAAGGGGTGGTGTGACACTGCCGAACTATGGAATCCGCTGACTTCAACTGAAGATGCTGTCTCGATTATGCTTGAGCTTGGACTTAAAGTTGTCGCAAATCGCGGAGAGCTTATCATGGTCTGGTCTTCGAAAGACAAGAACCCGGTTTATGCGGACAGCCTTGCCGCTGGATTGAGCGAGTCTGCACTTAAGCTTAAATTCAGGCAAGCAATTGTTGTGGCCGCTCTTATTCTATATTCTCCTGCGACGCTTGACAAGCATTCAAAACAATGTTAAAATGGAAACCTAGAAATGGATAATCAAACAAAAGAAATCATTGCCCAACTTCGCGAACAGTTTAAGAAGGAAGTTTCTGCTAAAAACTCGTGGGGCAAGAATGAAGTCCTCGTCATGTACGACAAGGTTGTTGCGGACGTGCTAATTTCTCGACTTGGAAAGTAAAGGAAAATTACCGATGGCAGAGACCTTCATTATCAGCGACACGCACTGGGGACACGCGAATTCGCTGACCTTCAAGAAGTCTGACGGCTCGCCGCTGCGCGAATTCTCTTCTGTTGAAGAAATGGACGAACACATGGTACAATGCTGGAACTCTGTTGTTCGTCCAGAAGACAAGGTGATCCATCTTGGCGATGTCGTAATCAACAAGAAGTATCTGGAGATTCTTCGTCGTCTGAACGGAAAGAAGAAGCTTATCATGGGAAACCATGACATCTTCGACATGAAGTATTACACAGAACACTTCTACGAGATGAAGGCTTATCGAGTATTTGACAAGCACATCATGAGCCATATTCCGGTGCATAAGTCTTCCATCGGTCGATTTGTAGCAAACGTTCACGGACACACTCACTCGGAGAAGGTTCTACTCGAAGACGGCACTGTCGATCCGCATTACATTTCGATGTGTGTTGAGCAAAAGCACGTCAACTACACTCCTGTTCCGTGGTATCGTGTAAAAGAAATTCTAAAGGCTAGAGGGATTTATGACCGAACAGTTTGAAGCACTTAAACAAAAAGTCGCCAAGAAAGTCAAGCTAATTAAAAAGCATAAAGAAGAGCTTAGCAAGCTGTACGCGAAGTGCACGCACGAAGAGACATACAAGAAAGAATGTTATTTTGAGGCGGACGGGTACGACAATAGTTATACAACTGTTGACACTAAGTGCGTGGTGTGTCATAAGACTTTGGAGACCGTAGACAGGGTGAGTCCGTATAGATGACAAATATTCGACTCTTCCACGATGTTGCCAACTTTGACGAACTCTTAGAAACCATGCCCGAAGAAACCTTGACTGAGTTTAAGGACATGTGGTTTAATGATCTTCGGGATTATGAACACGAGACAGACGAAAGTTTTAAGGACTCTGCCAACAATATCCTTTCTTATTTCGGAAGTTGTTGGAGAGTCCTCGGATTTTCTTATGACCGTAAACTAGACGCATTTGTCTGGCTTTGTCAATATGTTGGAACAGACTTTATTGATTGAAAAGAAATTCAATGGTATTCTTTTTGGTTGTATCAAGGCTTTTCTCTCGGAAAACTTATTTCCCACCCGAGAGCCAAAAATTCTTGAACTTTATCGACCGGAACCCTCCTGAGAACTTTGGTTTCCCAGTCCGCACATTTTTTTGAATTATCGAACACCCTTCTTATTTGAATAATGTCTGGTTTTCCATGCTGCTTCGCAAAAGATTTTACGTGCTTTGAACTTGTAAAATATTTAACCCACAATTCTTCTGGGTGGCATCCTTTTCGAGTCCTTCTTCCGTAATACCACTTGTTATGAGAAGACCATCCTATCAGATATGTGTAGGGGGTTGTGTTGTCTTGCATAGATTCTCTTCTCCGGTGCGTAGTAGATTGATGAACTCTTTATCAGATTCGAACCATTTTCTATATATGCGACTTCTAATGTTGCTGTTTAGGTAGTTTTCGGACAATAGTGCATTAGACAAGTATAAAAAATATTCTTCTGCGTATAGTAGTTGAGACTTAGAGTAACAAAAATTTAGAATCTCTCTGGTAAAATTTTGTGTTCCTCCGTCTTCAGCAATCATTTCCTTGATTGTGGGTGACGAAGACCAATAGGTTTTCCAGTCAGATTCTTTTTTTATTTTCCTCTTTACGCCTTTTACCGTCTTGGTTCCGGCAGCTTGAAGTAGCTTCTTGCCAATGTATCTCTTTCCGGTTGGCTTGTGCACGATCAGATAGATGAAGCCTAGAGCTTCGCGGTGCTTTTCTGGGATGTCTTCTAGAGTGTTGATGTCTTGATCTTTGTATTTCCACATGCTATAATGTACCTCAAGTTGATTAGTTAACAGGACTATTTATAATGAAGCTCTGTGATGTGACCAAAGAAACCCTCCGGGACGTTAGCGTCAAACAATGCTACGAGTGGGTCCGAACTGGTGCGTGGGATAAACGAACCTACATTAATTGGCTTGCGGCAAAAGGTGTGAATCCGGGGCGAGACATCTATCTTGGCTCTACCCTAACTGCAAATGCCCAACTGTCTTACGAATGGATCAAGGCAAAACATTGGGGTCTGCACAACTTTGTCAACTGGCTAAATCAAAAGTTTTTCTGAGAGGGTATAGAAATGGAATTCGTAAAGGTTGTTGTCACTTCGAAGAATCATCTTGAAGCAAAAGATCGAAAAAAGATTATTAACTGCCTCAATCGAGAAGTTTCTTATCCTTGGGGAATTAAATTTGAAGTTGGTGTGCCTCGAATTGAGGTAGGCGAACACCCAAATCTTTCGAATGAATTGACTGAGCGATTCCTAGACATTCTCCATGGAATCTAATCTAATTTCAAAAAAGCCGAAGTTGTATAGGGTTGGCACAGCGTACATCGGCCAATCAGAATTTCTTGAATTCGATGTTGTGGTTGGGTACAATATCAGTGATGCCATAGCGCAGGCAGGAAATCTATTCCAACTCAGCCACGACAAAACCTTCATGGCTGAACAATTACTATGGAGTTAAAATGTCAGAATTTTTTAAGAGTGATTACAACGAAACAAAGAAGTCACAGTTTGAACGAGACTTGGACACGGTTCTAAAGGACATTGGCGATCTTCTGAAAAAGAAGAACGCCTCTTACGGCGACAGCGTTCTTGACCCTATACGAATCTTCTCTAAGGCTAGCGCAACAGAGCAGCTACGGGTCCGAATTGATGATAAGCTATCACGACTTGCTCGCGGAGAACCGGGACTTATCAAGGAAGACGTTGTTAAAGACCTGATTGGGTATCTGATTATCGACCAGATTGCTGCACTCCGAGCAACC